CTAAACAAGACCCTCTAATTATGTTAAAACAGAGAGAGCTAGATCTTAGAGCAATGGATATGCAAAGAAGAGCAGAAACGGATGCTTTAAGAATTAATAATCAAGATGAACAATTTGAAGACAGATTGGATTTTGATAAAGTTAAATTAGAAACTCAAGACGAACAATCAGATGAAAGATTGGAAGTTGCAAGAGAAAAAATGAATATAAAAAACAAAGGAGTTAAAAATGGGTAAGAAATTCGGATTAGATAAGGAATACAATGCATTAAAAACAGTTTTAGGAACATATCCAATAACTGGTGGAACACCTCCAAAAGGTTCGTTTATGGAGAGAAGCTTATCTCTAAGAGCAGGATCAGGAGACGTAAAAACAAAATATGGTTCAGCAATGACTACAAGTGTAAATAAAGGTTCAAAACTTTTAAACGTAGGTAAAAAAGTTTTAGGTAGAACACCAATAGGTAGAGCTGTGAATGCTGCAGTAGGTATTGGAGCAGGTATTGGAGTAGGATATGGAATTGCTAAAGAAAAATTTAATAAAAAAAAAGTAGATAAAAAAAACAAAAGTTCCTCTAATGAATCTTATGAAGAAGGTAGAAAAGAAGGATCAAAGAAATTCAAACAACTAAAAGAAAAAGTTTCCAACACAGCTGGACAAGTTACGGGTTTCATAACTGGAAAAAGATACGGCGGAGCTATGAAGAAAATGAACGGTGGCATGATGCAAGGATATGGTGCTGCTAGAACATCTGGAATGGGTTTAGAAGATCAATCTTTAATGCCTGGTACAATTTACAAAGCTAAAAAAGGCAAAATGATTAAAAAATAATGTTTAAAGATAAGCCTCATAAAGTTTCTGGCAAGAAATTTGGGCCCCCACCTAAACGTGGTCCAAACCCACAAGGTTTAAGTAAGGGAAGTAAAAAAGAAGTAAAAGTAAAAGCAGGTTATCATAGAATGCCTGATGGTAGCATTATGAAAAATAGTGCTCATAAAAATTAAAGGAGCAAAGTAATGTGGTTCAGTGCAATTAAACTAGCTATTGAAGCAGGTAGTCATATCTATAAAAATAAGCAAAAAACTAAAATGCTTATGGCAGATGCACAGATGAACCATGCTCAGAAAATGAGTACTGGAGAATTAGAGTATTCTGGAAAACTTTTAGAATCTAGAAATTCAGATTGGAAAGACGAATTTATTTTAATTTTACTTTCAATGCCAATCATTATGTTAGCGTGGTCTGTTTGGTCAGATAATCCTGAACATATGGAGAAAATGGAGTTATTTTTTCTACACTTTGGAAATTTACCGTTTTGGTACCAAACAATTTTTGTTGGGGTAATTGCGAGCGTTTATGGACTTAAAGCAACAGATTTAATAAAGAGAAAATAATGTGGAAATGGATTAAAAAATTATTTACACCAAAAAGACAAGAACCTTTAATATTAGATAATGAAGTTAATAAATTAAATAAAGGTGATCTTAAAAAACTTTTAGCTCAAGGTAAGATTAAATCTATTTACAATATAAAATAAATACTATACAACTCTTTTATGATAGATGACGCTGATACAATCGGTCTTGATTACGGAGTAGTTCGTAGAGTGGCCGAGAAAAGAATTGAATCGCTAAAGAACACTATAGTGCACCAGGTTGACAATCTAGAGCAACTTCACTATATTAGAGGGCAAATCAAAGGCCTAGAGTCTTTGCTTCAGGATCTTAAAGACCTGCAGCTTAAACAGGAGCGACTAAATGACGGCGAACTTAACAACTTCGGGAGAGACCCCGAAGGTTAAAGAAGCATTACTTGATGCTTATAAGACAAAAGAAGAAATCCAAGAAACAAGATTAGATGCTAATTCAGTATCTAAAAATATCAATCTTTTAGAAAAACTTCCTACCCCAACGGGTTGGAGACTTTTGGTACTGCCTTATGCGGGACCTAAAAAAACTAAAGGTGGTATTTTATTAACAGAAGCAACTTCTGAAACAATACAGATGACAACCGTATGTGCATACGTATTGAAAGTTGGAGATCTAGCCTACAAAGATAAAACAAAATTTCCAGAGGGACCTTGGTGTGAAAAAGGTGACTGGGTAATTTTTGGAAGATATGCAGGTTCTAGATTTAAGATAGATGGCGGAGAAGTTCGTCTTCTAAATGATGATGAAATTATTGCTAAGATTAAAGATCCAGAGGATATAAATCATCAATATTAATACATACGCAAAAACAGGAGCTAATAATGTTAGAAAAAAGTGATTATCAAAAAGATAATGATACCTCCAAAGAGGTTGAACTAGATACCGATGGTATTGAAGAACAAACGATTCAAGTTGAAGAAAAAGAGGTTGAATCGAATGAAGATGAATCCCCTAGAGAAGAAGTTGATTTAGGATATACAGAACCTAAAGCACCAGGAATCGAAGGTATTTCAGTTGAAGAAAAAGAAGAAAAAAAAGTTGACGACTTATCAGATGTATCCGAAAAAGTAAGAAAAAGAATTGATAAACTAACTTTTAAAATTAGAGAATCTGAAAGAAGAGAAAGAGCAGCTTTAGAATATGCTAAATCTATTCAATCTAAATTAGATGATTCGGAAACTAAATATAATAAAACTAGTAAGAGTTATGTTGAACAATACTCAGCTAGAGTAGTTGCAGAGCAGGAAAAAGCAAGACAATCTTTAAAAGATGCAATTAATGAACAAGATGCAGATAAAATAGCTGATGCAAATTCTTTAATGGCTAAGTTAGCTATTGAAGCAGAAAAAGCTAAAATGACTGCAGCTGAAGAAGAGGAAAGAGAAGCAAATAGAAAAACACAAGTTTCTCAACAACATACTCAACCTCCTCAGAATCCTACTTATCCAGAACCTTCTAGAAATGCTCAAAAATGGGCCGATAAAAATGAATGGTTTGGGTCAGATAGAATTATGACAAGTGCTGCCTTTCAAATTCACCAAGATCTTTTAGACCAGGGGTTTGACGTAGAGAGTCAGGAGTATTATAATGAAATTGACAAAACGATGAAGGATAATTTCCCTCATAAATTTAGTCGTCAGGAGCCAAAGAAAATCGTCCAGACTGTGGCCTCTGCTCAACGAAACCAAAACGGACGCCGATCAGTGAAACTCACTCGTTCACAAATAGCTATCGCTAAAAAATTAGGGGTGCCACTAGAGGAATACGCAAAATACGTGAAGGAGAATGCAAATGGATAATACTATAAAAAGAACCTCACGCGAGTCAGAAAGCAGAAAAGAAACTATGAAAAAAACTGCTTGGGCTCCACCGTCCAGTTTGGATGCACCGCCTGCACCGCAGGGATACGCACATAGATGGATAAGAACATTTGTGGCTGGGTTTGAGGATACGGCTAACGTAACTAAAAAACTTAGAGAAGGTTGGGAATTTGTAAGAGCAGATGAGATTCTTTCAAACCCGAGCTTAGGGCTATTTCCTGTAATTAAGTCAGGTCAATACGATGGATGCATAGGAATTGGAGGCCTTGTGTTGGCAAGGATACCGGAAGAGATTTTAAAGTCGCGCGCTGAGTATTTTCATAAAATTACTCAAGACCAAATACACGCTGTAGACAATGATCTTATGAAGGAACAGCAACCAGGGATGCCAATCAATATTGAAAGGCAATCTCGAGTGACCTTTGGCGGTAATTCTAAGAAATAATTTCTTAACGATAACTACCTAAGGCGGCTAATATAAATAAACATAATAGGAGAAAAACATAATGTCAAACCAAGTAGAAAAGTTCGGTCTTAGACCTTACAGAAAACTAGACGGTACACCATTAGTTGGAGCTCAGAACAGATACACTATTGCAAGTAACTACGGAACTGCAATATTTCAAGGTGACATGGTAATTCCAGTTACTGGAGGAAATATTGAAAGATACCCGGGTAATACTTCAACAGCTGTTGTGGGTGTTTTTAACGGAGTGTTTTATACAGATCCTACTACGCAAAAGCCGACCTTCAAGAACTACTACCCAGGTGGAGTTGCAGCAGCTGATATTACAGCATTTGTTGTTGACGACCCTGACGCAGTATTTCTAGTTGATGCTGATGCAACGTTCGCAAGAGCGGATCTGTTTCAAAACTACTCTGTTACGGCAGTTAGTGGAAATACAACAACTGGAAATTCGGAGCAGCAATTAGATGTAAGTGTTTCAGGAACTACAGCAACATATGTCGTGCAAGCGATAGATATTTGCCAAGATCCTGATAACTCAGACACTAGTTCAGCTAACGCGAATATTTTAGTTAGAATCAACAATCACTTCTACAGAAGTGGCACAGGTATATAATAGGAGTATATAAATATGGCTATATCAAGATCACAACTAGTTAAAGAACTAGAGCCAGGTTTGAATGCACTATTCGGCCTGGAATACAACAGATACGAAAATCAGCATGCGGAAATTTTCCCAGCTGAGGCGTCTGACAGAGCTTTTGAAGAAGAAGTAATGTTAAGCGGTTTCGGTTCAGCACCGGTTAAACAAGAGGGTGCTGGAGTAGTGTTCGATCAAGCTCAAGAGACTTTTACAGCTAGATACACACACGATACAATCGCATTAGCATTCTCTATTACAGAAGAAGCTATTGAGGACAATCTGTACGACAGACTTGCAGCTAGATACACTAGAGCACTTGCAAGATCTATGTCTAACACAAAACAAGTCAAAGCGGCTGCTGTTTTAAACAATGCGCAAATAACAACTGTAACTGGTGGAGACGGTGAATCCCTAATCGGAAACGCTCACCCATTAGCAACAGGTGGTACTTTCTCAAACGTTCTTGCAACTGCTGCTGATTTGAATGAAACATCGCTTGAACAATCTTTGATTGACATTGCGGGTTTTGTTGACGAAAGAGGTTTAAAAGTTGCTCTTTCTGGCAGAAAAATGATAATTCCAAAAGAATTACAATTCACTGCTGAAAGACTGATGAGATCACCTCAAAGAGTTGGCACAGCTGACAATGACATCAATGCGATTGTAAACATGGGAATGATTCCTGAAGGATATAGAGTTAATAACTTCTTATCTGACACTGATTCATTCTTTATTCTTACTGATACGCCTAACGGATTTAAACATTTCGTTAGATCACCTATCAAAACTGCTATGGAAGGCGACTTCGATACAGGAAACGTAAGATTTAAAGCTAGAGAAAGATACAGCTTCGGCTGGTCTGACCCTAGAGCCGTGTTTGGTAATGGAAACTTACCAACAAGCTAATAATCGTTTAGATTAAATACCTAGCGGTATTACTTAAAAGGGACGGTGTTCACATCGTCCCTTTTTTTATGTATAATACAATAACTGAAATAATTAACATTTGATGTAGACCGATTCAGCGGACGGCCTAGAGACTACATTGGATAAACTAGGAGAATAATATTATGTCAAACACAACTTTTACAGGTCCGGTAACTTCCCTTAATGGATTTATTGGTGGATCTAACGTAAACGCTACTGACACACAACAAGGTGGAAACATTGCTTGGACTGTTTCAAATGCATCAACTGTTACGATTGCATCTGGAACTAGATCTGGTGAAACTTTAGTAGCCACAGTTAACGAAGGCGCAATGATTTATGTTGCAAATGGTTTTTCAAATGTAGCTACTTACGCATTTTCTAACGGAACTACTTGGAAAAGAGTTCAAGATGGTGCAGATATTTCAACGACTGCATAATTAAATTAACGGAGCTCCTTCGGGAGCTCTAAACTAAGGAGAATTTTATGGGATTTAAATCCGATATACAAGCTACAAGATCTACGGCAGGTAACACAGGAACAGCTGTGATTGCACCACCAATTAGATTAAAAGGTATTATTATTGCATCCGATGGTGTGGGAGCCGGTGAATTAGAATTAACTACTACTTCTAATACTGGAGACACATTATTTATTGGTGATGTTCCCTCAGGAGATGTAATTAACTTTTCTTTTCCAGAAGATGGTATTTTATTTCCAAAAGGAATTTTTGTTAAAACAAAAACAAATGTTGCAGCTTATACTTTATTAACTGATAAATACTCAGGACCTAATCTTACTACTACCAACGGCTAATACTCATGCATGGGTATTATGACGATATACTAGGTTTTAAAAAAGGTGGAATGCCACCTAGAAATAAAAAGAATTTCCGTTCCACTAAAAGCGGGGCGGGAATGACTACCGCAGGTGTTGCCGCATATAGAAGAGCTAACCCTGGAAGTAAATTAACTACAGCAGTTACAGAAGATAAACCTGGTAAAAAAAGAACAGCCAGAAGAAAATCTTACTGTGCAAGAAGTGCAGGACAAATGAAAATGTTTCCTAAAGCTGCAAACGATCCTAATTCTAGACTAAGACAAGCAAGAAAACGTTGGAAGTGTTAAAAAAAATATACTGGTTGTTTTTAGAAATAATTATGTATGTTATAATGAGTGCGTTATTTTTTTTAGTGTATTTAACTACATATTTAAAGGTTATTATGGATAAATTTTTTTATAATTTTTTTAGCATCGTAGACGATGCTTTTGATACAGTGTATAATTGGTTTACTGCGCCAAGATGCAAATGTAAACTAAAGAAAAAGGATAAAAAAGATGTTTGTAAATTGTAAAAATTGTGATCATCAATGTCACTGCGAATCAGATAAAGTAAAATCAGAACACTACACTCCACTAATGGATTTATGTTCATGCACAAAATGTCAACATGA